GCTAACGTGCAAACAGATATGAACACTATCTATCTGTCTCTTGTTCGTGGCGCTGACAGCCCTGATCTTGTCATGGCTGGCACAAACGCATACACCGCATTTTTGGGCAGCTTGCAGGCTATCCAGCGTATTACCAGTGACGATCTGGCAAACTCTGGATTCACCTCATTGCAGTACCTAAACAGCGATGTGGTGTTTGATTCAGCTTGTAACACTAATCGGATGTATTTCCTAAACACCGACTATCTCCGTCTGGAAGTAGCCGCTGCAAGGGATTTCGTGCCGGGTGAAGCAAAAATGTCCGTTAACCAAGACGCTATGGTGACACCAATGTTCTGGTCAGGAAATCTGACCTGTTCAAACCGTGCGCTCCAAGGCGTGATCCACACATAGGAGGCTTATAGTATGTCTATAGCACCAGTAATGGGGATTGACCCCACAGCCGTTGCTGACACACCTGAATTCCAGTTGGGTCAACTCGGCGCAATCGTCAACGACACAAGCGGCACACGCATCTACAAATATCTGCAATATGATACTGGTAGTGCAGGCGCGGATGCAGTCGCTGGTGAGGTTGCCTATTATTACACATTAGATGGCTATAAACTTTTTAAAGTGACTAGCGATCTATCCGATTCAATCGAAATCGGTGCGGGTGTAATTCAGGCGGTGATGACTGATGGGCAGTATGGTTGGTTTCAGGTGACTGGAGTTGCAACCCTGACCATTGCTTTAACAGCGGGCGCAGATGGCGATCCGTTGACCCCAACAGGGTCAGCAGACGGTACGCTTGATGTTTCTGGCGCTGTTACAGATAACGTCTGTGCAATCGCCGGGGATATTTCAGATAAGGAAATTATCTGCACATTCCCACTATAAATTATTTAGGGGCAGGGGAAACCTTGCCCCTTTTTACAATACAATCGGGAGGATTGAATGAGCGAAAAGGGTATATTTTTTGAACGTGAGCTAAACGGCGTAATGAAAGATTTTTGCCGTATTGAAATTGCTGGTGTGCGCGATGTCTGGGAAGGCCCAGCGCGGCCAGAGGATATACAGCGCTTTCCTGAAAGTTGGGCTGCTTACAAGAACAAAAAGAAAAAGCCAAAGAAAAAAGGCACGGCCTTACAAGATTTACCCGGCATGACTGAGCCGCGCCGTTGTGAGCTTGAACTCAACGACATTGAAACAGTCGAGGATTTAGCATCAGCGCAGGAAACAACGCTGCGTGCCATTGGTGAGCCGTATGTTGAGTTGGCAAAGATTGCCACCCTGCAAGTTGAGGCCAGCAAGCAAAAAGAAGATTTAGTTGTTGAGGTGGCCGTTGCGGCCCAAACCTTGGCAGAACCGCAAGAGGTGAAAAATGAGCCTGCTAACAATAGCACAAGCAGTTAGCGATTTCGTCGGGTTTGAGCGCCCGACAACAGTTGCTGGCAATACTGATCCGATTGCGCGGCAGCTAATGGTTATGATAAACCGCGAGGGCGCTCAACTGATGCGTGCCAATAACTGGCCGATCTTGATGAAGGAACACACCTTCAGCACTGTCAACGGCACGCAAAACTATGCGCTGCCGACTGACTTTGATCGGTTTGTATCAGGCACGGCTTACAACCGCACAGACTTGGATGCAATGGTTGGCCCTATCACACCGCAAACATACCAGGCTGACCGCTTTGGCACGGTCACTGGCGGCATTGTTCAGCGCTTTCGTTTGAAGGCTGCAAGCAATGCTTTGCGGTTCGATATCACACCGACACCCAATAGCGCAGAAACTGTTGGCTTTGAATATGTATCAAGCCATTGGAATCAGACCAGCGGCGGCACATCACAGGCCGCTATGGCGGCAGATAGCGATGTTGGGATACTTGACGAAACATTAATGGAAATGGGCGTTACATGGCGGTTTAAGCAAAGCCACGGCCTAATCTATGACGAGGACTTTCGCCAGTATCAAATGGAACTAAGGCAGGCCATTAGCCGTGCAGGCGGTGCGCCAATTCTGACACTAGACGATCATAGGCGCTATTTGGTCAGCCCATATAGTTACAATTTACCAGATTCAGGATATGGCCTTTAATGCTTCAAGCAGCTAGATCAGCAAACCAGTACCGCGTTAAAGCGGCATCTGTGCCAGCCCCTGTGGGCGGTCTAAACAGCCGTGACAGTATTGATGCCATGCCGCCGACTGATGCGCTCATATTAAGCAATTTCTTTCCGACAACCGGCAAGATTACTTTGCGCGATGGTTACACGCAGTTTTGCACTGGCATTGGCACTGGTGATGTAGAAACGCTGATAGAGCATAGCGCAGGCTCAAACAGGCAGTTGCTGGCGATTGGCAGCAATGGCACGTTATATCAGATTGATAGCGGAACAGCCGTCAGTAAGAAAACCGGCCTCGCCAATGGCCGTGCAGAGCATATCGAGTTTAACAATTTATCTATCATTGTGCCGTCTGGCGCAAACGTGCCGTTTAGCTGGAATGGCTCCAGCGCTTCTGATTTATCAATCACACTATCAGACAGCGTAAATGCAAACACACTGACAGGAGTACACGCACACAAAAACCGCGTTTACTACTGGACAGGCACAAGTCAGAATTTTTACCACAGTGCGTCTGTTGATACCTTCCAAGGCAATTTTACCAAGTTCCCTGTCGGCTTAGTCGGCACATACGGCGGCAACATAATAATGATCAACAGCCTGTCAATTGACGGCGGTGAAGGCGTTGATGATTTGCTTTGCATCATTATGTCATCAGGCGAGGTGCTAATTTATAGCGGCTCTAACCCTTCTAGTGATTTCTCGCTGGTTGGCTCGTTTCGTTTAGCAGAGCCAATCCAAGAAAAACGCGCAATCGCCAAGCTGGGCGGTGATGTTGTCATAATGACCAAAGAGGGTTATCTGCCGTTAAGCCAAGTGGTCAGGCAAGACCTTGTTGGCAATAAGGCAGCAGCCATATCAGAAAAGATCAGAGGCACGGTAATTGCCCAGGTGGCAGAAACCGGCACAAGTCAGGGCTGGCAGATATTTGTAAGCCCTGATGGCGATAAGGTTTATTTTAACTATCCGACTGGTGATAGCCCTGATCCTTATAATCAGCACGTTTTTAACCCGATCATTCGGGCTTGGTGCATTTTTGAGGATTTGCCAGCAGTGGTCTGGGGGCAGTTCAACGGCGATACATTCTTTGGCGGTGCAGGCGGCAAAGTCTTTAAAGTAGAAGGCAAGGCCGATCTTGGTGAAAACATAGTTGGTGATCTGGCAACAAGCTATAATTATTTTGGTGATCGCGGCGGGGTCAAGCGCTTTAGCTCTGTGCAGCCTATGCTAGAAGGCGAAACCGATGTGCAGTTTGACTTTGGTGTCGGTGTAGATCAAGCGCCTGTCAGCGGCATTGCGGTATCAACGACAACCTTTGCATCAAACATGGCAAGCTGGGATATAGCCAGTTGGGATAATTTCTTTTGGGCTGACGCGGTTGGGGTTGGCATTACCAAGCGCCGCAAGGCGGTCAACAAGTTTGGCTTTAGCGCAGCGCTACGCATCAAAGTGGCTACCGATAGCCAAGCAATTAGCTTTATTAGCGCTCATTACACATTCGCACCAGGGGGGCCGTATTAATGGCATTTTCAGGCGGTACATTTAGCAGAACCTTTGACTGCACAACAGATCGTGACAACGGCGTTAAAATCCTTGCCTCTAAGTTTGATACAGAACTGGACGGCATGGCTGTTGGCCTGTCTACAGCAGTTCTTAAAGACGGCACACAGACTTGCACGGCAGCCATACCGTTTGCCCAGGGCATCACCCTGCCTGATGACAAAACGATTGCTTTTGGCACAAACTCCGATGTGCTTATTCAGTATGATGAAACAACAACGGATTCACTGAAAATTTCAGCAGCAGAGGGCGCTGGTCTTGCTATCACATTGATGGCAGATGAGGGCGATGATGCTGGCGATGAGTGGAAGCTGAACATTGCTGACGGCGGCACGCTCACCCTGGGCAACGATATTAATAGCGCTGGCACATATGTAACGCATTTGACCATTACACCAAATGCCACAGTTGCTAACAGCACTATGGCGGTTGCTGGCAACCTCACAGTCGGCGGCGCTTTGACATTAGGATCAGGCGCGGTCATCAGCGAGGCAGAGCTAGAAACCATTGACGGCATCACACCTGGCACTGTGCTGGCATCCAAGGCAATGGTTGTTGATTCTGACAAAGATATTACTGGTGGCCGCAACCTGACAATCACAGGTGAGCTAGACGCAGCAACGCTCGACATTAGCGGCAATGCTGACATTGATGGCACACTTGAAGCTGATGCCATGACACTGAACGGCACGGCGATCACTACTGTCGCAACCCTGTCAACAGGCATTTCTAACGGTAATCTGCCAGTGTTTACAAGTGGCGCGGCTGATAATGATTTCTTGCGGATTGATGGCACGGCTATTGAAGGCCGATCCGCGTCCGAGGTGCTATCAGACATAGGCGCACAGGCCAGCCTGACCTTTGGCATATCAAACACAAACGCGGTGAAGATCGATAGCGCTTCAGTGGCTGATGACGAATATGCAAGATTTACAGCAAA